TTGCAACGCTTGATAACGCTTACTTCGCAACTCTCGAAGCTGAAGGTACTGCCGTCACGCTTCCAGAGGGCGTAACCGCTATCGAGGATGTCGTTGAGACGATGATTCAGGTAATCGAAACCACCCAGAACGACTGGGTAGATGGCGTAGATCGCAACATGATCGCTCTCACGCTCACTCCTGCCGTTTATGGCAAACTTCGTAACTACATTGACCATGTCAGCGTTCCAACTGCTGATTCTGGCGCTGAGGAAATTGAAATGTTCCATGGCGTCCGCGTATTCAGCAACGTTCGCCAGAACAAGGCTGTTATTGCAACCATCTTCGGTTCTGCCGGTCAGCCAGCAATGTTCAACGAGTACGAAGACGAAAAGGTCAACTTGAGCAACGCACACGCAGTCGAGCTCTTCTACAGCTACGGCTCCAAGGCGGTCACTCCTGACCTTATCAAGACTCTCGCCGCTCTCCCAGTAAGCGAGTAATCTTGCGCCCCGCCGGTGGCGTAATACCGGCTCAACTTTAAGAGGATTTTGAAATGAAATACTTCAAGAATTTGAAAGTCGGCACCATCGAAGCGGTTAAGAACGAAGACGTAATCGCGCAGATGAAAGCTTACCCGGATGTTTACGAGGAAGTTGAAGCTCCTAAAGCTCCGAAAGCTAAGAAGGCCGAGAAGGCAGAAAAAGCCGAAGAAGCAGAAGCTCCAGAAGCTGAAGCTAAGAAATAGTTTGGAGTGGATATGACGGACGAACAGAAGACAAAGATTATCGGTTACGTAAAAGCATTGAACGATACGGCTAACCAAGAGAACTACCAGAGCTTACTAGATCTAGTAGTCGAAGAGGTTGCTGATCGCGTTTTGCTATATCTCAACCGCGAAGATTTGCCTGAAAATATCGAGCGCGTCGTTGCTCGCATTGTCTCCGGCATCTTCAACCAAACAACCAACGCCAAAACGTCTTCAACTGCAGATTCGGCGATTAGCTCGATTAGCGATAACGGCCAATCCATTAGCTACAGCAACGAGATTAAGAATTATCTCTCGACCGCTGACGATAATGAATTGTTCGCAGGCTTCTCGAAGCTACTCGCTTGCTACAGGAGAATCAATGTTGTGGCCTAACGCCGCTAAGAAGGCAATCGCTGATTCGTTTTACGATAAGACGATTGAGGTTCTTAGTAGCGAGACGCGACTTGACGACGAAGGCGGAGTAATTCGCAACTCGCAGTCCATTAAAACATCGTTCAAAGGAAATGTAAGATTCAACAATCTAGGCGAACTACAAAGTGAACTTGGATTAAGCGAATCAATCGACATTTGCGTAACCGCAGACAACGAGGCGAGTATTGGTCTCAACGACCTATTTACCTATCTCGGAGTCACTTATGTGGCAACAAGTGTAATCCCGAGCGATTCGCATCTTACTATTATCGGTAAGAAAAATGTCGCTATCAGTCAAAATTGAGGGTCTAACCGCCGTCAGCAAACGCTTAGCTAAATTCTCCAGCGGCTCGAAGAGTAACCTAGCCGCCGCGATCAATAAAGCTACAGCAGTAGTTGAAGGTGGCGCGAAGAGGAATTGCCCAGTAGATACCGGCAACCTCCGCGGCTCAATTCATATGAGCCCAGCCAAAGAAGAGGGAAACCAAATCTCAGGCGAAGTTTATACCAATACTGAATACGCGCCATATGTCGAGTTCGGAACCGGCAGACGGGGAGGCTACCCATATAAGACCAAATTGCCGCTCTCATATAGGGGCGATTGGCCTGGCCAAGCCGCACAGCCATTCCTCGGCAAATCATTACACGAAAACGAGAAGATTGTACGAACAATCATCAAAAGCGCACTAGGTAAGGCGGTAAAAAATGCATAATCCCAAACCAGATATCTACGCAAAGCTATGCGAAATCGAAGATGTTGCTGTCTCTCAGAGCTCCAACAATATTTTTAATAGCGTACCTGCAATCACTTATAGGATTGATGGTAATTCGGCAGATTATGATCTCAGCAACGAGATTGCCGCTCAGCAAATCCTGTGCACGATTGATATTTTCGCGAACGATAGTAAGACAGCATCAAGGCTCTTAGCTCAAGTCGAGGCTAAGATGCGCGAATTACGATATCGACTCAACAATTCCCTCGATGTTCCATCACCAGAGGGAGCTTTATACCACATCAATGCGACCTTCGCCGGTCTTCGTTGATGTAAGGAGGAAAACACATGGCTGGAAAACAATCCATGGCAACTGCTCTGAAGCTAATCAAGGCCGGCAGTGAAGCTGCTGATTTTACCCTCGCTCACGTTACGAGCATCGGCGAACAGACTTCGGAAGCTGAGGAAATCGATGTAACCACTCTCGATTCTCCTAACCGCTCCAAGGAATTCATGCCTGGCGCTAAAGACCACGGTAGTATCGAAGTCACATTTAATAACTGCTTCGATGGCGAAGTTGAGAAGATTCGCGCGCTCTTCGATAGCGGCGAAATTCGCACTTGGGAAGAAATCTACCCAGACGATGCTGGCCAGACTACCTATACGGGGTATGTCTCCGCAGTCTCTAAGGGCGAGGTCACTACGGACGGCTTGTTAACCTACACGTTCACAATCCGCCTCACCGCTCAGCCGGTATATACCGAAGCTTAGCCTAACCCTCTTGGGCGCGGAGGTTAAATGCGCCCAACCTAGTATCTAAGCAAGGAAATTATTTATGGAAGCTAAACCAGCAAAGCTTAATTATAAAGCCTCAAATATCGCGGCGGCCGAGCTCAAATATGGCCTTAAATTCTTCAAAGTCCTAAGTAGTCTTAGTAACGCTAAAGACGGCGATTTCGGCATCAGCGACATGCTTTTTCTTTATGTAGCAGGTGGCGGCTCAGTAGATACTTTCGACAAGCTAATCATCGACGGCACTGAATCGTTGATGATCGATATCATGGAAGGCCTGACTGAAGGCGGTTTTTTAGGACAGAGCAGGAACTTCGACAGGAAGCAAGTCGAAGCCGCAGTCAAAGAAGCGATGAAAGATATCGAGACAGAAGTTTCACAGACATCTGGCGAGAACTAGAATCGACAGCTTTCGAAATTGGAATTCATAAAGCGGAGTTTTGGGAACTGAACTTCGCGGAATTTCAGCGTGCCATTAAAGGCTACGAACGCCGCCTTAAACAACAAGCCGAAACCACAGACGCGCTTAATCATTTACTCGGTAAATATGTCATTACGGCTATCCATAGCCCAAGGCATTACCCGAAGGAGCCATCAACGGTCAAGAAACGACGCAGAGAAGAGTCGGTCTCGACCACAGACAAACAACGCATCGCCAGAGCGAAGCTATTGTACGGAAAGAAGGAATAATGGCAGAAATTGATAACTTAAAAGTTAAAATTACCGCCGACGCTTCTGGTGTCAAAAAGGGCACCGATAGCGCTCAGAAACAACTTAGTGGCTTCGCTGGCGTAGCTGGTAGCTCATTCGATAAAATCTCGACCAAAGCGGTCGCAGTCGGTAATATTATCGCTAAAGCCTTCGCGAAAGCGTTCGCGATCGTATCCGCCTCAATTGGAGACGCCGTTAAGCGCGTAGATACGCTTAATAACTTCCCGAAAGTCATGTCTAACCTTGGCATCGGGAGTAGCGCCGCAACCAAATCTATTAACTATCTCTCGACTAAGCTTCAAGGCTTACCAACAGCGGTAGATGACGCCGCTTCTGCAGTTCAGCGTTTTACGTCGGCCAACAGCAATGTTGAAGCCTCGACAAAGATGTTCCTGGCGCTGAACAACGCAATTTTGGCAGGTGGAGCAAGTGCAGATACGCAAGCAACCGCACTCGAACAGTTGAGCCAGGCCTACGCTAAGGGCAAGCCGGATATGATGGAGTGGCGCGCCGCAATGACGGCCATGCCAGCACAGCTAAAGCAGATCGCTATGGCTATGGGTTATGTCGATGCGTCGGCTCTGGGCGAAGCGTTGCGCTCCGGCAAAGTCTCCATGAACGAATTCATGGCAACCGTATCAAAGCTGAACACGCAAGGCGTTGGCGGTTTCAAGAGCTTCGAAGAGCAGGCCAGAAATTCTACAGGCGGCATTCAAACATCGATTATGAACCTCAAAACCGCAATCGTACGCGGTATGGCGAACATTATTGATGCTATCGGGCAGTCAAATATTGCGAACTTCTTTAGTGGCGTCGCTAGGGTTATCGGAACCGCGGCAAATTACGTAGCCGCATTCGTACGCGTAGTGTTGACCGCAATCAACGCTGTCAGGGCTTTGTTTGGGCAATCTTCACTATCATTTGGTAAGACAGCAGACTCCGCGAATACTACAGCAAGCGCCGTAGGCGGAATCGGCGATGCGGCAAGCAATGCGACGGACGACATTAATGGCGCTACCGGCGCGGCTAAAAAGCTAGCCAAACAGCTCGCTGGCTTCGATGAAATGAACGTCCTTAAAGAGCCTGAATCCGGCTCAGGCGGTGGCGGCGGCGGAGCAGGAGGCGCAGGAGTTGGCGATTTGTCTGGGTTCGATTTCGGCGCACTCGATCTAGGCGAGATTACTGACCCAATCCAAGAAGCCTACGACAAAATCATGGGGTTATTCAATGGTTTAGACCTATCTAAATGGTATCGCGCGCTTGGCAACTTTACGAAAGGCGCCAAAAACTACGCAAAGATCATGGTCAGCGAATGGACGGCCGCGTGGGATCAATTATTCAAGCCGCTTGCAAAATATGTCGCAGAAAATACGCTTCCAGATTTCCTAAACGGCATCGGCGAAGCACTACAAAGACTCAATCCTGAGACATGGAGTAAGGGCTTCGTTAACTTCTTCGGCGGCATCGAGACGACCATCGAGGGATTCTTAGATATCATTACATCCGTCAGTAATGCAATTTCAGGCTTTTTGGCTATCTTTAGCAATATAGTCATTCCTCCTGCTCTTACCACGCTCGGCCTTATCTTCGAACAAATCGGCGTATTCCTCAAAGGAATTGGCGAAGGCATCCAATTCATGTGGGAAGAGGAGCTACAACCAGCACTCGACAAATTAAATGAACTCATGGCGCCGATTATTGAGGACATCCAGCGCGTCGCTGAAGGGCTCTCGAAAAACACGGCTTTGATGGAAGCACTGAAAAATACTGGCCAAGTCTTCGGCATTGTAGTTGGCGCGGCCATAAATGCAGTGGTAGAAGCTCTATCTCTATTAGGCGCAGGTATTGCTATTGTGATTGACTTCTTCCTCAATATGGCAGACTTTGCCGTTATGGCTATCGAAAAGATTGGCGAGTTCCTGGGTTGGCTAATCGCAGAAATTCAGCTCGGTTTTGAGAATGCCGGTAAATTCGTGAAGAACATCTGGAACGGCATCAAAGATTTCTTCGGTGGACTAGCTACTACCGTTGGTAATATCTTCACAGGTATTTGGAATACCATCAAAAACGGCGCCCAAAATGCGTGGAATGAAATTAAAAGCGTATTTTCAACAGTCGCATCATTCTTCCAATCTATCTTCACAAACGCATGGACGGCAGTTAAAAATGTATTCTCGACTGGCGGCCAAATCTTCACCGGAATTAAAGATGGTATTGTTAACGCCTTCAAGACAATCGTAAATGCGATCATTGGCGGGATTAACAGGGTCGTATCCGTGCCATTCAACGCAATCAATGGCATGCTCGACACTGTCCGCAACATCAACATTCTTGGCGTTACTCCGTTTAGTTGGATTGGCTCAATTGGCGTTCCGCAGATTCCACAACTCGCAAAAGGTGGCGTTATCGATGGAGCGACAATCGCAATGGTCGGTGAAGCCGGTAGAGAAGCCGTGGTTCCTCTCGAAAATAATACGGGTTGGATTGATCAGCTAGCACGAGACATCGAAGAAAAGCAGAGCGACGGCGAGCCGATTCATATCACAATTAATGTTGGCGAAGATACTTTGCTCGATAAAATTATCGATGGCGTCAACGAGGCTAGCTTCATGTCGAACCGCGCCGTCATCAACATATAACAAATTGTTATATCTCAAATAAGAAAACCACCTCTTTTAACAGGGGTGGTTTTTGCTGAAAATGTTACTTATTAATTTAACTTGGCAAGAAAAAGATATAACAAAAAATCGCCTTACGAGCGATTCCTTGCATAGAGGCGTTCCTTCCTCCGTACCACCGGCGTTACTTCGTAAGAGCTGTCGGCGATACCTATATTATACCATAAGCGGCAAGTAAATGTATATAATCAGGAACAGAGAGTATTAACCGTCAAAGACATGCCATTTGGCACGGCGGACATCGAAGACGGCGCAATTACGCCAGAAAAACTAGATCTATCGCCCAGCATCGGCTCTAATTACTTGTATCTCGGCAATATTCTTATTTGCTTTGGTACATTTAGCGTATCGGGTGTCGGCACTGGCGCATATAGCGAAAAGAGCGTAAATGTAACATTCCCGAAAAACTTCGCGGAAGTTCCCGTAGTAACTGTGAGCGTCGGCGATTTTGGTAATGTTTGCGGAGAATATATCGCCGTCAACCCAACGAAGACTAACTTTACTGCATTTATTGGGCATACCGCCAGTTCACCGTCAACCAGCGCGAGCGCGCGTTATATTGCCATTGGCAAAAGAGCTGACTAGATTAAGACTGTAACATTACCATTAGACGAAC